CATACTTTCCAAGGCTGATCGTTCCTGCTGCGAGTCCAACGACAAAGGTCTTGATGCCATTCACACATGCACCAATGACATTGGGCATAGAGCCCATCATCACGCCAACGCGCGCAAACGGCCCGCCGAAGGCTGCAATCGCTGCTGCGGCTGCGCCCCACCCGAGCGTTAATGCTGCAACAGCGGCCGTAAGACTGGTCACCGTGATAATCGCATTTCGTGTGTCGGGGTCAATGCGATTAAAGGCCTGTAAAAGGCCTGTAATCGCCTTTGAAAAGGCGGTTAAAGCGGGGAGGACACTGTTGCCAATCTGGATTTGCAGGGATTTAAGCGTAGCATCCCATTGACGCTGTGCGGCAACATAGGTTTTTAGCGCAGAGACATTCTCGAACACGAGCCCGAGGGACTTCGCCTTTGCACCCATCTTCTCAAGTCCCGCGCTCCCTTGATTGAGCAGCGGGATCATTGCACGCCCTTCACGTCCGAATACGCTCATGGCAAGTGCTGTTTTTTCAACGCCGTCCGGCATCGCCTTGAACCGATCGGCAACCACACCGATGATCTCGTTCGTCGGCAGCAGTTTCCCATTGGCATCGTGGACACTGATGCCGAAACGATTAAAGATATTCCCAACATTGTCCGTATCGCGCTCCAGATTTGCCAGCGACCGGGAAAGGAATCCAATGTTCTTCGTGAGATCGGCCGTACTCATACCGACCTGACTCGCCGCAAAGGCAAGTTCAGAGGATGCCGCAATGCTCATGCCGCTAGTGCGAGAGAGCCCCGCGAGCGCCTTTTGGTACTCAATCGCGGCATGCGTAGACGTGCCAAAGACACCGACGATTGCAATGCCCGCCGCGCCGATTGTGTTCTTCATGGAGGCGACGGATGACCTGACGCTGTTCATCGCATTCGCGATTGACGATCTTACGCCATTCATCCCACTGCGCGCACTCTGCTGCACATTCTGCATTGCGTCGCGCATCTGCTGTGCCATACCGGCTGCACTTGATTTCATTGCAGCGGTGCTGCTGTTCAGTGCTTGCTGCGCGGTATTGATGCCGGATACAAAGGCATCCGGTGACGCTGTAATCTTTACATCAATTTGATCACCCGCTGCCATATCTTCACCTCCCTATCGCAAGATCAAAACTCTGTTGGAGCGCAGATGCCGTATCAGGCTGTACATCCACATCATAATAGCTTTCATCGTAGTATATTTCCGTTTGCTTCGTGCCCGCCGTGCGCTGTGGCTCACTGGTTGTCAGCTGCATGCCGAGATATTCGCAAATCGCCGCCAGACACACATGCGCGGGCGGCGATTTCCTCCATACGTTTTTAAGTGCATTGTAGCGTTTGAGCGTCAGGCTGTGCCGTATATGGTCGATCGTCCATCCTGTCGCACAAGCAATCTCGGCATAGATCGCCTGAAAATCTATGCGCTCGCTGCGGGCACCGTTTCCCCCGAGCCGGGGGCACCCTGTTCAAAACCGCTTTCCGCAAGCATCTGCTTAAACATCTGTACAGCCATACGAAGATCAATCATATTCTTGAACTCCGCCTCTGTAATCTCCGGATAGTTCCGGCTAAAAGCAAGGTAGAGGAAATGAGAGATTTTGCCGATCATCTTCAGCCCATCTTCATCAGTGAGGTTCTGAATCTCCTCGATCTCCTGCATGTTCTCCTCAAGCTGCGCGAGACTGAGACCGGGGAAGATGTATTTCTCCCCACGAACCGTAATCTCAACGCCCTCGTAAAAAGCCTGTTTATTCATATCTCTGCTCCTTCTTACTCCAGCATGCTCAGCTCGCCGACGCGATTCGTATCGTCTGCCATCGCCGCAAAGTCAAATTCAGGGATGGAGAAGTCTTCGAGTTTCGTCGAGATGAGTGAGAGTTTCGAGGACGTGCACGAATTAAGGATCAGTGTTGTCTGCTTTCCGTTGAACCGCGCGTTTAAGATTGTCTTGAACGTCGGTGCTTCACCCATCAACTGATTATTGATGATGATGCGGCTTCCGTTCTTCTTGTCGTGATAGAGATAAGAAATGAAGACGGGCTTCTCCTTGAGCGAGGCGTGAAATGTATACACCCCCGTCTTCTCGTCGAGCTTGTATTCGCCCTCGTTCGGTGCGCCATCCACACGCGTGAGTGTATTGCCCGCGTTATCCAACACACCAAGATTTTCAAGGAATGTCGTATTCGCTTCCAGTGTCGGCGTCACAGTAAACGCAGTCTTATCGACCGCGAACTCCTTATTGAAGATGGCGAGGTTCTGCCCTTGCAGAACATTTTCATTGAAATAGGTTTCGTTGTATACGTTCATGTTGATGCCCGCATATTTCGCCTTACACGCGATCTTCTGCTGACCGCGCGCAACGGCTTCCGCGAACTGGTGCTGACCGAACAGTTCCTTCGTCGAGCCCGAAAATTCGACGCTTACCTCCTGCATCGTCCCAAGGACGCGCGGGGTCGGTGTCGGTTTCTTCGGAATCGCAATCATCATGCCCGCGCCAAATATAAACTGACTCATTTTATCTGCCTCCTAATCTGCTATCAGTACCGTAATTGGGACAATCGCAACCGACTGAGCGCCAAGTGTTCCCTCGTCGGTTTCAATCTTCCCATCAATCCGGCAATCCATTACCAAGCCGTCAAGTATCTGCTTCATCTCGCCGAGTTCTCGGCGCGGCCGCAGCGCAGCCACGATCTTATCGAGGATATGATTCATAGGCGTTGCTGTGATCGCATTCTCGTCGCCGCCAACGGACACGTAGACGTACAGTTCCATGCGGAGCGTCCAGACCGCACGCAGGTGATCAAGCTGTTCACCGTTCTGCGTCAGGAACACAGCGGGCTGCTGGATAGTCGGTACGTCATTCCAATGCTTCAGCCTGCGGCTCCACGTTATGACATCATCCCCGACACGTTCGCGCAGCCAGTCAAACACGCCGCTATATACAGCCTCACGGTTCACTGGATCGCCTCCTTTAGGGCATTGCCGAGCTCTGCCATAATTTCATCTCGTTGGTCATCGAGCGCGGTGCGCAGGAATGACTTCTCGGGATAATCGACGTGGCGCGCATGAGCGCGAACGACGATTTTCTTCGGCGATTTAAGCCTCTTTCCGAACGCCATCTTGATTGTCCGCATATGTTCCCGGACACTCTGTGTGCCGTGGAATCCATACTCATGGAATGCCGCGTATTCAACATTTGTGCCGACACGACCGACGATCCCGCCGCCGTCGCGAACAACCTCTTGATGTATGCTGCCGCGCAAGTTATTCGTGCGAACCTTTAAGACTTGTCCCGAGAGTTTGTCGCGGACAACATGCGCCTGCAAACGGATCGTGATGCGCCCCATGCTGTCAACGAGCTTTCCGTCAATCGAGTCGGATGCCCGCTGAAATTTCGCACGGAGTTCGTCGTCGCCGACGATAATCGCCTCGATGCTCACGGCGTCACCCGTTTGTATTGTTGGATGACGGCACGTCCGAAGTCGCTGAGATCCTTTTGCGAATACGCAACGGTCTGTCCGCCGAGGTCTTTCGATACCTCGCCAAGGCGGCTTTTTTCTTTGTAGCGCAGCGCCGCGAGTTCAAGGCATGCGAATCGTATGTCATCCGGGACATCCAGCATCCCTTTCGTGTGCTCATAGTCGTGCTCCAATCCTTCACGGCGGTTCATTTGCGTGAGCAGAAAGCTCGATGCCGCGCGGATCAGCATCATCAGCAGAGCATCATCCTGATTGCCCCCTGACGTAATGCCGATATAGTTCTTCAGCTCGTTTAGCGTGACAAGCTCATGCTGCGCCATCGCCGTCGTCCTTGCCCTTACCGCCGGACTTGTCGCCTTTTCCTCCGGAGTTCTTCCCTCCAGCATCCTTACTGTCAGTGTTGGCGTTCTGATTGTTTTCAGTTCCACCGCCAGCATTGTCACCAGAGGTATTGTCGGAATCCTTCGTCAGCGCAGCAACCTCCCCCGGTGTCGGCGCATCCAGCCCGAACAGAATTGCTTCGTGTGGGCTAATCGGCGCATCAATCAGCCCATTCTCAGCAGCGTAGGTCACGCCATCAATAACGATTTCCGTAACGTCATATGCTTTCAGCAGCATGTTTGTACCTCCTTACATATCCGAGATGTTGGTGATCACGCCGAACGCGAAGGGCGCATAGAGCGCGAACGCCTCTGTTGCATAGACACCGTACTCATACTTACGCGTCTTGCGCGGCCATTCCGTCTGGAAGTAGTCATGCTGACAGCGCACCTCAGCGATGTTTGAGACATTCGAGACGGGATAGGGCATGGTCGTCGAGCGGAACATGATCGTCCCGGCGGGCATATTCGGATGAAGGACAATGCGGACGAGCGTGCCGCCGCTCATGGTGTACTTGTTGAGATACGAGCCGACCGCCGTGCCCGCAGAGAGCGTCGCCATCTGTGCCGTGCTTGCGTCGAAGTTAAACCGGATCAGGTTGCTGCCGCC